ATGGTTGATTTAAAAAAAGAGCAAGAAAAGCTTACTAAAAAAACAGTACTCGCTGCTACTGAATTAGGTATTAATATAGTACAAGAAATTGCAGCACAATCTTTAAAACAAAAACCAGGATTATCTCTTAAGGAATTTACTAGAATATTAGATCAATACGTACAAAAAGTAAAAACTGACGGTCTTGCTATTAAGTAAATATTTACGATTAACTAAGAGTATACAGCTCTTTTTATTAACTATATTAAATATAAAGGATACAAATTATGAGTGAATGGGAATTGCCAGCTAGTGTGGAGAAAACATCTATAGAACGTATAGGTGGTGGATTCGCTTGGGAATCTGGCGTATATGATGCAACTGTTAAGATGGTATATCTTAATCAATCTGCATCTGAAGCAGTAAGTTTAAACGTTATTTTAGAGAATTCTACAGGCAAAGAGCTTAAAGAAGCTTTCTGGATTAAATCTGGTAAAGCTAAAGGTAATAAGACCTACTACACAAAAGATGGTAAAGATTATCCACTTCCTGGGTATTCAACAGCTAACTCTATGTGTGTAGCTGTTACCGGTGATAGCTTAGCTAAGTGTATGGATACTGCTGAGAAGAAAACCATCAATATCTATAATCCCGAATTAAAGAAAGAGGCTCCTACAGAGCGTCCAGTACTAATGGGATTAGCTAATAAGGCTGTTAAAGTAGCTGTCCATCAAGTAATTGAGGATAAGACTGCTAAGAATGCATCTGGTCAGTATGAGCCAACTGGTGCTACACGTACTGTAAATGAATGTAAATTCTTTGGTAATTCTGAAGGTCAAACTGCTGAAGAAATTACAAGTAAAACACCTGCAGTTAAGTTTAATAAATGGGCTGAGAAGAATACAGGCTCAGTTATTGATAAAACTACTAAAAGTAAAAATGGTAGTTCTGCTGCTGACATTATGGGTAGTGCTCCTGTAGCTGTTGGTTCACTATTTACTAAGTAATGAAAGTCTGCGGGATTGACCCTGGAACTAATGGAGCTATATGTGTGTTGGACGACACCGATCCAGCATACATTGCTCTGCTAGATCTAGGTAAAACTTCAATCTACGAAGCTACTCATTGGTTACATAATGAAGGTTTAGCATTAAACTCTAGTAATATATGGATAGAAGATGTTCATTCTTTATTTGGAATGTCAGCTAAATCTAACTTCGGATTTGGAAGAAATTTAGGAATTGTTATAGCTATAGCTGAAATAGTTACTAAAGGAGCTATTACTAACACAGTTACTCCTAAAATATGGCAGAAATATATAGGGGTTACTGCTAAAGGTAAAGCTATTAAAAAACAAGTTGCTGAGATAGCTACAAGCTTATACCCAACAGCTACTATACACGGTAAACGAGGAGGATTACTTGATGGGAGGTCTGATGCTCTCATGATTGCACATTACGGATTAAACCATAAGGAGACATTATGAAAATAGAAATTGATATAGATATTGAATCTATAGTAATAGAAGCACTTAAGAAAAAACAAGAAAAAGAAGAAACACCTAAAGTATGGGTAGAGGCTGTTCAAAAAGTACAGCCTAGTACAAGTGGTAGATATTATACCGCTAAAGAAAAAGCTACAGCTTGGGAGTTTGGTCCTAAATCTGGTCACCGCCGTACTGCAGAAGAAAGAGCTATGCATGAATTAGAACGTAAACATGGGCGGGTACTTACTCCTGAAGAAAAAGGTACAGCTAAAGGGTTAGTTCAAATAGAAGAAACTATTGAACTTAAAGCTAAAGAAGATACAATTACTAAAGTTCGTATTGATGCTATAGTTGCTGAAGGTATGGCTGCAGCTACTAAAGAAATAGCTGAAGAAGAACGCAGAGACCCTGATTCTGTAAATGGAAATGGGGTAATGGACAAAGAAGAAGATAATATTAAAGAAGAACCTGAAGCTACTATTCCAAAAACTAAAGATTTAGGAAACCTTAACTCCCTATTCTCATGAATTTAAAAGACATATGGGTTAATCTTAAAAGTCTATTTTATGCAACTATAACAATAGTAGGAGCGGTTATACTAATAATAGCTGGTTTAATGTTTCTACCAATAGCTGTAGTAATAATAGCTATATTTATTTTATTTGTTGTGTATAAAGTAGTTATTTCAAGTCCAGATGAAAAAACTAATTAAATAGTCCTTGAAACCAAGCAACAATTTCTACACCAGTTGCATTGTTGGCTTCATCAAATAAATCATCAAACTGTAATGTATTAGGAGAAATATCCCCAGTAAGCCAGGAAGCGTTTACATTACCTAAAGTAGGTATTCCAGTTGTGTATTGAACAGCTGCAGATATACCTACTGAAGTAGGGCTAGCTTCAGCTAATTTTTTAGAAGCCCGTTGGTTTCTTAAAAAATAAGAAAGAAATGAAGTAGCTCCAATAGCGTCAACTGCTTCTAACGCAGGCACTAATGCTTCATCAAATAACACAAATGCATTAATAGCTTCGTGTAAAGCTGTTTTAAAATCTTGCCCTTTTACCTTAGTAGCATGCTCTACCATCACATATCTACCTAAAAAATCTGTCATCTGTACTACATGTCTAGACATTTGATACGGTTTACTATTTTTAGTCCAAAATAACCAACTTGCAACAGTGCCTACTTGCTTAGGAACTCTATCTGTATAGTTTTTAAATTTAAAAGATTCTAATTTAAGAGATTTTCGCATGCGATTAAAATACCCATCTGTTTGGGCATCATTAATATCTTCAACAATAAGTGAGTTTAGTCCAGCAGCACTCATTTTATATAATTTATTATTTTTAATTTGTGCATCAAGTCTATCTATTTGTTTTGCTTCTGGGCTGTTCTGAGATAACTTTTTAGACTTAACTAATTGCTTATACCTAGCTATTTCTTCAGTAGCTGATCGGTATTTTACATACTCACTTATGCCTTCTACAATTTTATAAAATGTGTAGGATATTGGAATTTTTCTCATAGATAATTGACTTATATTTGAGAATAAATTATTCAATATTACTTGAGGCATTGCTATAACTATACGATCTTTTCCGTAACCAACAACTTGTTTAACCATATAATGGGCTAATCCAGCATAATATTTAGTTCTAGGATGCTTTTCTAATCTTTTTAATTCAGATAAATCAAATGCTTTATACCCAAATACTTTATCAATAATATCTTCTCTAACCATAAACGTACCATTCACTGTATATCGCTGAATACGTTCTCGAATTGCTTTAGGTAATTTATAATACCGATCAATGTACGCCCCTTCAGGATCTAAAATATCCGTAAATTCTTTAGGATGTGTATCAAATAAATCCAACTGCTCATTAACTAATAGATCAACAGTTTCAAGATTGTTTTCTAAACTAGCTTGTTTATCAACTAATGAAGAATTCATATGAGCAAATACATTCTGAATTTCAAGATCTGGACGTAGTAGATTTTTAGTATTTTGATGATCCATCATTACTCTATAGTCAGTAATTCTACCAGTTTCATCTCTTAGAGGACGAAGTTTAAGTGTCTTATCTTTTTGTAGATTATTTTTTTTATCTTGTGATCTTATAAATTGAGTAACTTTTTGTTTAATTAAAATAAAATCAGGCTTACCATCAACGTGATAAGCGGGATCCCTCATAAACATTTCAGTTAATGTAGTTCCCATATTACGTTGGTTAGTTGTAGACATTATTCCAGATATATCTGTTACTTCTGGCATATGACGACTAATATACAACGTATCGTATGTTTGAGATGAATCAAATTTACTTAAAGGATACGACTCAGTGTAGCCTAATAGTTTCATTTTTTCTGCATCAGCAACTGTACCTACTTTTGTACTAGTTAAGTTATCTACTCGTTCAATAATATATCCTTTAACCATTTGAGTTGGATTATCTCTAAATAACCCAAGTCTAGAATCTTCTTTATAAGCTAAATGGCTATCTAACATATCAATGATGCCATTTTCTTTACTGTCTTTTAAAAATTCATCGTTTGCTAATTTTCTAACGTCTGCTTTTTTTCTAGAGTCTATATGGTTTAATGATTCTAATGTCGCATAAGCATCTAATAACTTAATTTGTTCTGCATTTGGATTTTTTAAATACTCCATAGCAATTGTGTGAGCA